GGTATTAATGCCATATTAAGCCGCTATTTGTGTCCAAGTTACAGAGTTATTAGTTATTAACTCCCATTTCTCTCTACCAATTGTAGCTGTTCCTGATGTAGATGATACTATACCACCGACACGATGTACTCTGTTGCAAGTTGCTGTGATACTAGCTTCAGGTTGTGTGACTGCATGACCTTGAAATATTTGTTCTGAGTCACTTGCTGTGCTTGAGTTTGTAGAATTATTTGGTGTTGTTGCTGTACCACCCATCCCTGAATGCAAAGAACAATAGTAATACAGGTCAGGCGTTCCATCTGCTACAACAATTGTAGACTGCGTTGATGAGTTGTGTGTTACACCTGTTGTGTATTCTGTTCCACTTGCATGTGTACCATTAGAGGTTGTAGAAAATCTTAATGGATGTCCTGATGGGTAATTAAACACATACGTGTTGCCTTCAACCAAGAATTGTGCTTCTTGTTGAACGCCATTTATAAAGTATTTATTAGCACCACTCACACTAGCAACAGTTACCTCGTTTGTATGAGTGCTTCCCGTTGATGCAATGCCACCTCTTGTAGCAAATCCGAGTACAGTAATACTAGCTACTGCTGTTGGTACACCTGAACCAAATCTAACACGATTACATATAGCCGCGCTTGTTGCTACAACACTAACAGTTGCTGATGCACTTATCATAAACACACCACTTGCAATAACTGTTGCTACTGCGGTAGCTGTTTGTGGACTTGTGCGAACACGCATAGCACTTTGCGTTGTAGTTGCTACTGCATTAACTGTAGCAGAACCGATTCTACGTCTAGTACCATTTGCTGTTGTATTAATGGTAGTTGTTGAACCACCTGAAATTAATACTGAGCCTTCAGGTATACGCCTAGCATTTGCACTAAATCCTGAAGCAACAGTTGAAGTTGCCGAAGCTATTCTTACACGCTTACTGTCTGCTGTTGCACTTGACGTTGCTGTGACTACTGTTTGTAAGTTGTCATCACCATCAAATACACCGACACCATACTGCCAATCGCCATAAAGACGAGAAGAAGTATCTTCAATAATTACTACTTCACCACTACAAGTGGCACTAGATGTTACAGTCGTAGAAGCATCGCCACCCATAGTGACAATCCAATCTACACCATTAGCACCTGAAGTAGCAGTTACTGTAGCAGAAGCATCCTTTACATCACCTGCACTTGAGCCAAAAGAGCGTAAACCGAAATACGATTCACCATACTCAAAAGCCATTTACTTAATTAGTTAAGTGTAATGTCTAGGTCACCTGATGGCACACGAAACACGTCACCAGTTTCAATAGTCTTATTTGACGATAAAGCCGCATAAGCCATTAAGTTACCTGATGTTGAAGCATCGTAAACACCAACGTGTGTTACAGTTCCATAATTACCTGTAGCTGTAGGAAATTCTACTGCCGCGTTATTAGACGTAGTGTTACCTGATGTTGTAAATGCAACTGATTGACGTGCATAACCACCACCACTTACTTCAGTAACCGAACCTGTTTCGCCATCTGCTACTGCTGTAAACAACGCTAAGTATTTTGTACTTGGAGCTGTGTAAGCCGCACCTGCAAATACGTGGTCTAATATCTCTGTTTCTAAGAAGTTTGAAAAACTCATACTAATCCTCTCACTTTAAGTGTTAATCCTGACCCACTAAAACGTGCATTGTCAGAATATTCATTTAATCTAGCAACTGCGGCAGAATACATCTGCGCCCAAACTGCTACCCTTTGGTCTTCTGCTAAATACGGTGCTGAATGTAGTAACGCTCCGTAGAGGTATACATCAGGTGCTTCTAGCAAAAGCCAGTTATCTGAGTTACTACTAAGGGATGGTACTTTCTGATAGTAAAGCAACTCAAAATCTGTATCGTTTCCCGGAGTTGGGTACAATTGAAATTGTCCATCTGCGTGTGTGTACATTATTGGTGTTCCTGTGGCATCACTCTGAGCTTGACGTTTGTCAGCCATAGCATCTCTAGAAACTAAATTAACTACTGTAGTTCCTGTGCCTGTGAGATGTAATCGTATTGTTTCTATCCAATCAGCAGGAGTTTGCATATACTCATCGTTTGCTGACTGTTGACCACTAGACCTTGCTTCCATCTTAAAGTGTCTAACGTCTCTGTTTATCTGAGCCTCAGCCAATGTAATGAAGTCAGGTATTACTGCTGTAAGGTCATCTCTGTTTAAAAAGTCAGCTATAGAAGCTTTTAGTCCTGTGTAATTAGATAAAGCCATTAGTACATCCTCAATCTATCTTGATTTTGTACTTCATAGCCACTTGGATTAATAGAACCATTTTCAAGTCCTGCAATAAATGCTCGGTATTGTTCACCACTCAGTTGTGGCAATATTTCCATAACATCTCTATATTCCGCTTCACTTAGTCTAGACATTACAGCTTGTGCATTATCTCGCATTGCCGGAGTCTCAAAGCCACGTTCACCACTAAAACCTAAGTTAGCTGATGTAGCTTTTCCTGATGTAACTAAATCATATGCTGACATATCCTTATCCATGCCATACTTTATAAGCGCATCACGCATTGCAGGTGTTCCTAAACCTCTAGCACCACCACCACTTTCTATAAATTCTTGTACACTCATACCTGCTTGTCTTGCCCTCATTTCAAGCATCTTCATTTTTTCTGATGTTGCTGATACAGTCGGCTCTAAGAAACTTTCACCTGTGTCAGGGTTTTTGCCTGAGAACATATCCATAAGGTATCTTTCTCGGTGAGCATCTTGTACTTGATTTGTAGGAGTGTCTAGTAAGCTCATTACACCACCGCCACCGCCGCTCATGTCTAACCTGCCTAACAATTGGTCAATCTTTTGCTCTAGTGTTGTTGCCATGCTGTCTCCTGTCTAATTTAGCAATAGTATATCATTATTTATTAAAGTAACCCTTGTTTTTCAAGACCCATTAATAAGTCATGTGTTATTACACCTGTTGGTGGTTTCATCATTTGTAGTTTTCTAATGTTCTGAGGAGTAATATTATCTCTTGTAATTACCTCACCTGCATTGTTTCTTATGTCTGTGACTAAATCTAGTAAATGTAAGTCTTGTGTAAATCTACCTACAGGCTGACCTGCCATTCCTGTATTGTAGCTCTCATGATTACTGTAGCGATTAGCAACGTTATCTGACAAATCAAGCTGTCCTATGTTTTGTAGCGTGCCTTCTGTAGCATTAATTTGTTTTATGTCTGTGTTAGCTATTCTAGCTTGTGGGTATGACAGCACACCATTGTCTTGACCCTTAGTATATATACCTCTGTTAGCTCTAAAGTTTACGTCAATAATACTAGCTATAGCTTTTCTTTCAGCTCCTGTTGTACCTTTTAATGGATTGTCTGATTTAATACCTCTCCAGTTTTTATTAACCAATTGTCCAGTCTCTAAATCTTTAGATGTAGTTTTAATTAATTTATCAAGATGTTTAAGCTGTGCGTTATTTAGTCCTGCGAGTGCTGATTGCAACATTGTGTCTGTTGTCTGATGGCTAAAGTCTAAACCTTTAGGTGACATTCTAAATGGTAAATATAAAGGGTCAGCTCCTGTTAACTTTCTAGCTTCTCCGGCTTGTCTTATGATAGCGGCAGTAGCATCTCTGTGTGATGCCCATAACAAGTTTCTATCTACATTCTCAGGTAACACCATAAAGTCTTGACCGCCTTTCATTGCTACTGGGTTTGGAAACTTCGTGCCATTGACATGTGTCAAGAATCCACCTGCACGAGATAGGTCTGCGTAACTAGACACAAAGGAGAATCCTTCTAAGTTTCTTAGGTCTATGTCAGGTATGAATATATTACTTTCACCTTGTATCTTAGTGTCTACTCCTAAAATACCTGCTAAAGCCGCATCTTTATCGGACTTTCTTGTAGCAAATCTTTCGTCTAATATGCCCTCTACTGAGTACGATACACCCTCTGCACTAGGTGTGTTTTGGTCTATTTCTATGTTTTGTCTTTTCTTTACTTTAGCAAAGTCTGTGTCATAAATAACGTAATTACGAGGATTATTGTCAGGGTTACCTCTACCTTTATCACTAGCTTTTGCAAATCTGTCATTAAATGACATTCCTTTTATACCTTGCATGTTAAGATATTCTGAAGCCATCTTATCCGCTTTTCTAGTAAGACCAAGAATACTCATGTTAGGTCTCATCATTATTTCATCTAACATTTCATTTCTAATTTTTGCATACAGCGCCGCACCATCTGCATCATCAGGTAAGCCTAGTCTATTCATCTCAGCTTGTACAGCAGGAGTTTGGTCTAGCTTTGTAGCTTCTCTGTTTATAAATGTAGCTACAGCTTCATCAGTCAAATCAATTTCATATATTTGGTTCATAGCTGTGTCATATCTTGCTTCAACATCTGCCATAGCTTTATTGAAAACTGCTATCTCTCTAGGGTCTGTTAAATTAGCTAACATGTCTGTGCGTATTGTTGCAGGGTAATAACCACTAGCCGCTCTGTCTAATACTTCTCTTGCTATAGGGTTTTCTTCTAGTTCCATTAAAGTATTAAACTCTTCAAGCATATCATCGTCTCTACCTGCATATTGTTTTGCAGTTCTTTCTTGTCCGCTTATGTATATGCCATGACCTTCTACTGAGTTGCCTGTGTTAGACCCAACCTTATTCATGTCTAATTCTCTAAAGATTGCGCCTGTGCTGTTACCTTGGTGTCCAATCAATCTAGACATGCCCATGTTCTGACTGTAGATTTCGTCTACTGATTGTCCAATATCTGCAATAGTATCCATGCCTTTTGATACCTGAAGCTCTAATTCATTGTATGCTTGTCTCATGCTTGGAGCGGCAAGTTTAGTAGCGGCTTTTAATCCTAAGCCAACACCAAGAACCATTGCTCCAGTTGATACTGGTTTTTCATTAAATTCTTTTTTAAAGGCATCGTATGTGCCATATGTTTTGACTAGGTCTGCTTTAGCTTGTGATGCTAAGTCCATTGCATCAGCTCTACCCTCATAACCAAACAAACTATCTAATTTAGCAGTTGCATTAGGAGCTAGATGTCCAAGAATACCTGACTCTAAATCAATCATAGCTTTACCAAATGTTATTGGGTCTTCTACTATTTGTTTAAGTCCTTGACCTTCTTCAATCATATCAGGCATTGAATTAAACACAGCTTTAGATACATCGAAGTCAGCGCCTAATTCTACTTCTTTTGTTGTCGATACGTAATCTAATACGCCTTGCATTTCAGGTTTAAAAACATTGTTCCACACATTGCCTAATATTCCGTTCATACAATACCTTTTAGTTTACGTCTTATTGGTTTATCCCAGTTCTCGTTGAATGGTTGATAGCCTACAGCGAGATACCTCATCGAATCGCAAGCATGACTTGACCAATCGTGCTTAGGTCTCATTCTCCATGTTTTACCATTTTCATCCCAATCACGTGAGTAATTATTTAGCGCATCCCATAGCTTCTCAGTCTTAACTTCATCAAAGTAACACTTATCAAGCAGAGTTCTAACCTGTTGTATGCCATCATCAATCAATAGCTGTGGTGCTATCTCAATGTTATGGACTCCTAGGTCTTCAAGCATCTCAATCCTACTCTTACCTGAACCAAGCTCTCTGACTCTGACATCATGTGGGAATATATGTTGGTCGTAGACATAGCCTTTATCTTGTAGCATCTTAACGTAATGCTCTAGACCTGCACCTGAAGCTTCGTAATAGTCAATGATGTGAACCTCAGCTCCTATAAATTGGGAGAATATGACTGCTGTTGAATCGCCCACACCTAAATCCCAACTTGTAATCACACCTTTTGACCTGTCGTATCTTACTGTGCCTAATCTGTCTTCATCCTTAACTCTGCGTAATTCGCTACTGTAATAACTGCCCTCGGTAAAAACCAAAAACCCGCCCTCCCAAATCCATTCGTATTGGTCAGGTCTCTTCTCTCTGTCTTCTATTCTTTGAGCTTCAAGTACATCAGGAAACCATGGGTTGTCTTGGTAGTTGAGCTGTACTATCTTTGAGTCTGTTGGAAAGTTAAGTCTAAATCTTTCATGAGTTGCGCTGTACTTTGACTCAGGATTCCACGTTACCCATACCTCTGAAGAAAAACCTATGCTCTTGTCTTCTTCACGTACTGTAGGCAACAATAAATCCCATGCTCTGCCGCTTACTTGTTCTGCTTCATCTACCCAAGCTATAAGGATTCTTGACTGTGATTTAATACTGTCCAATGAACGTCTTAGACCGGCAAACACGTAGGTTATGTTTCCATCCTTAGACCTGATAAAGCGTTCTCCGATTTCGTAATAATCAGCAAGCCATGACACAGACAATATAGCAGACTTAACCTCAGCCATAGATGACTCACCAAGGGAGTTCATAAACTCTCTACCGCACAGAATACTTCCACGAATGCCGCTCTTACCCCAACGATAGCCAAATACTGCGCTCATCAAAGCAAAACTGGTGGTTTTTCCACTCCCTCTGCCTCCGTAGCATGCCCTAATCCGCGCTGTTCCTTCAAAGACAGGTATTAACTTATCCGGGAGCTGAATGTCTTCAACAACCTCAGCCATCTGATTTGCTAACTAATCTAATAACAGTAGGAGCTTTTAAAGAATCGTCTGAGCTTGTGTGGTCTATCTGTGACTTCTCACCATACTTGTTAGGCACGAGCTTACTGGCTACCCACTTTCTTGCATCTATCTGTAAGCGTGCAACCTGAAATGTCTGATTGTCTGCCTCATCTGCAATAGCTAAGATTTGGTCAGCATGAAACTCTGAGCTGATTGATTTCGCGCGCGTGTATCTATCGGATAATCCATCTATCTTATACATCCAGCGATACCAAGTATCTGCATTCGGTGTCCACTTCTCTTCTCTACATA